TAGCCCCAAGACCCCCAAAGCCCCCACGCCTCCGGCACCGACGCCCATGGCGGACGAGGAGACGGTGCGGGTCGCAAAAGAGCGCGCCCGGACCGCTGCGCGAGCACGCGGCGGACGGGCCAGCACCTTGCTGTCACGAGCCGAGAGGCTGGGGGACTGACATGGCGAGCATGGGAAAACTCGCGGACGCCTTCGCTCTCGGGACTCCGAAAGCCATCCGCCCCTCGAAGCTCCTGACGAAAGCCGGGATCCTGCCCGAGACCCCGAAACCTGCACCGACTCCCGAGGCCCCGGCTCCTACGCCCATGGCCGACGAGGACGCAATCCGCCGGTCGAAGGACCGAGCGCGCCTCGAAGCCCGGACGCGCGGGGGGCGCACGAGCACGCTCTTGTCACAGGCGTCCGGCGAGCGGCTGGGGGGCTGACCCGTGCCGGCATACCTGACCGCACTCAAGCAAGAGGGCGACGAACTCTTCGGCAAGCGGCTCCCGCTTCTGTCCCTGTGGCAGGAACTGGCCGAGCATTTTTACCCCGAGCGAGCGGATTTCACGACCTGCCGCAACCTCGGGGAGGACATGGCCGCGCACCTGATGACGAGCGCCCCGGTGCTCGCACGACGGGACCTGGGCAACGCCTTCGGGGCGGTGCTCCGACCGAGCGCGCAGGAGTGGTTCCACCTCACGACCAACGACCCCGAACGCGAGGATGTCGAGGCCAAGCGATGGCTGGAAGACACGGCGAAGTTCATGCGACGGGCGATGTACGATCGCAAATCGCTATTCGCTCGGGCCACCAAAGAGGCGGACCACGACTTCGCAGTCTTCGGGCAAGCCGTCCTGAGCACGGAACTCAACGGTCGGGGCGATGGGCTCTTGTACCGGTGCTGGCATCTTCGGGACGTTGCATGGGCCGAAGGTCCGGAGGGGACCGTGGACACCGTGCACCGGAACTGGAAGCCCACGATCGACACGCTGGTTCGCCTCTTCCCGAAGACCGTGCACGCTCGGGTGCGCGAACGCCACGAGAAGAAGCCGTTCGACGAGATCCAGGTTCGGCACATCGTCGTGCCTGTGGAGCGGTATCAAGGTCCTCTGAAGCTGCGCACGCCCTTCGTCGGGGTGTTCCTCGACTGCGAGAACGAGCACGAGCTGGAGGCCGTCGGCTTGTGGACGATGCCGTACCAGATCCCCCGCTGGCAGACGGTGAGCGGGTCCCAGTACGCGCACAGTCCGGCCGCGGTCGCGAGTCTGCCGGATGGCCGGTTGATCCAGGCGATGACCCGGGTCGTACTGACCGCGGGCGAGAAGGCGGTCGACCCCCCGATGGTGGCGGTCAAGGAGGCGATCCGCAACGATGTCGCGATCTACCCGGGCGGGATAACGTGGGTTGACTCCGAGTATGACGAACGCCTTGGCGAAGTGCTGCGCCCCTTGTCGCAAGACCGCTCTGGGCTTGGCTTTGGGCTCGACCTTGTGCAGGACATCCGCGCACAACTCCAAGAGGCGTGGTATCTGAGCAAGCTCAACCTGCCGCCCACTGGCGGCCCGAACATGACTGCCTACGAGGTCGGGCAGCGCGTGCAGGAGTTCATCCGCAACGCGCTGCCGCTCTTCGAACCGATGGAGTCCGAGTACAACGGGCCTCTGTGCGATGCGACTTTCGAGCTTTTGCTGCGCCACGTGCCGCAGCTCGGACGCTCGATTCCTCCGTCCCTCCAAGGTGCTGACCTGCAGTTCACGTTCGAGTCCCCGCTGCGCGACGCGGTTGAGAAGGCGAAGATCGGGCAGTTCATGGAGGTGCAGCAGATCCTCTCCGCTGCGGCTGCGGTTGACCAGAGTGTGCTCTACCACGTCGACACCCCGAAGGCGGCGCGCGACGTGCTGGCCGCGGCCGGCCCCGTGCGCTGGCTCCGCACCGAGGCGGAAGCCGAAGCTGCCACCCTGCAGGCGGCCCAAGCCGCCCAGGCGCAGCAGCAGCTCGCGATGATCCAGGAAGGCTCGCAGGCTGCGAAGACCCTCGGTGAGGTGGTCCGGTGAGCGGTCCCGTCTGCTTCCAGGCCCCCTGGGACTACCCCGACGCCGCAGCCTTGCAGGCGCTGGCCCGTGGGGAAGCAGGTCCCGATCAGCAAAGGCGCGCGCTTGACTGGATCGTCAAGACCGCAGCAGGCACGTACCAGACGAGCTTCATCCCTGGCGCGCCGGACGCTTCCGCGTTCGTGGAGGGCCGCCGGTTTGTTGGCCTGCAGGTCGTGAAGCTGCTATCGTTGAACCTCGAAGTCATCCGCAACGCCCAACAGGAGAAGACCCATGAATGACCCGACCCCGACACCCTCGGCCCCGGAACTCGATCCGGCGCCCCCGAGCCCGGGCACCCCCGAACCCACGAGCTTGCTGGACGCCGCCCCACCCGTCGAGGACCCGCCCGCTGCGGCTCCTGCCGACTGGCCGGAGGACTGGCGCCAGAAGTACGCCAAAGGGGACGAGAAGGTCCTGAAACGCCTGGAGCGGTACGGCAGTCCGCAGGCTGCGCTCGATGCCCTCTTCGCTGCACAGAACAAGATCAGTTCAGGCGCACTCAAGAGCGCCCTGAAGCCCGACGCCACCCCGGAGGAGGTCGCCGCATGGCGAGCCGACAACGGGATCCCGGAGAGTCCGGAGGGCTACGACGTGCAACTCCCGAACGGGATCGTGCTCGGTGAGAGCGACAAGCCCGTCGTCGACGAGTTTCTGAGGGCTGCGCACGAAGCGAACATGCACCCCGATCAGGTCAACAAGGCGCTGGCGTGGTACATGGACAGGCAGGAGCGCGCCCAGGCCGAGCAGACCGCACGGGACGAGGAGTCGCGCATCGCGGCCGAGGACGAACTGCGACAGGAGTTCGGCCCGGACTACCGCAGGAACCTCCAGATCGCGAAGAACCTGCTGGACGGCGCCCCGGAGGGCCTGGCCGACAAGATCCTTGGCGGGCGTACCGCGGAAGGCACGCCTCTCGGCAACGACCCGGACGTGATCCGCTGGCTCGTGGGTCTGTCTCGTGAGCTGAACCCGATCGCGACAGTAGTACCCGGCAGTGGCACGAACGCGATCCAGGCCGTCGAGTCCGAGATTGCGACCCTCACGGCGATGATGGGCGACCATTCCAGTGAATACTGGAAGGGTCCCAACGCGCAACGGAATCAGGAGCGGTATCGCGAACTGGTCTCGGCCCGAGACAAGACCCGCGCCCGTGCAGCGTAAGGAGGTGCCGACATGGCGAACAGGAACATCGAAGCCGAAGGGCTCGGGAAGGCGGCGGCAGTCACGAAGAGCGACACTACGGACCTTGGCCGCACGCGGGCCGTGTGGGTCGGCGGGACGGGCAACCTCGTCGTGACGATGGCCGACGGAAACGACGCCACGTTCACGGCGGTCCCGGCCGGTTCGTGGCTCTGGATCCAGGTTCAGAAGGTCAAGAACGCGACCACGGCCACGAACATCGTCGCGCTGTACTGACATGAGCTTCCAGCTCGAACTTGTTGTACTCGTCCGAGATGAAGGAGATCTCCTTCAAGGGGTCGGAGGCCACGCGGTACAGCTCCACCAGCACCTTGGCGTTGCCCTGTGCGGTGTTGACGCCTTCCAGGCGCAGGAGCCGCTCGGGCAACGCCTGCGTGAAGATGCCGATCTCGGTGGCGACGCCGTAGCTGTAGGCCGCCTTGAACGGCGCGGTGAAGCCGGTGGTATCCAGAAACTGGAGGGCACCGAAGTCGGTGTCGGCGGTGTAGTGCGTGCCTGCGGTCAGCGTCGTGACTCTGGCCGATTTCATCCAGGCCGTCGAGGCAGAGACGGGTGTCTCGGGGCTCGGCCCTGGCGTCGAGCAGGTGCTCGCGAAGCTGAAGAGAGAAACAACCAAAGCGATTTGACAATTCCGATAGTGCTGTGCTATAAAGCACTCGCACACGCTTAGGCCCCAATGCCTGAGCCCCGCGGATCCGCAAGGGCACCCCGCAAGGGCCAGAAGTTGGCTACCCCGAAAAGCCGTGAGAGAACAACCTCAATGACTTGACAGGAGCCAATCATGGCCGATACCGCATTTCAGACGCAATACCGGCAGGAGTTCATCGCCGGGTTCGAACAGCGCCAGTCGCTGGTGCGTCAGACCGTTACCACCGAAGCCGAGATCAACGCGCAACAGGCCGTCTTCCTCGTGGCCGACTCCGGCGGCGCGACCGCCGTCACCCGCGGCGTGAACGGCCTCATTCCGGCGCGTCCGGACAACCTCAACCAGTACACCGCGACGCTCG